CAGCTTCGATCAAACCTTTCAGGAAAGAGAAGCGCTGCCATCCATTTATCATAGGGTTTGGAAGGCAGTCCATGATTAATCTGATATCCTAAGAATGTTAAAACATGGATATTACGGGAGACGGCACTTTTAACGATATTTAAGTGCATGCCAACAGTCGCTACTAATGCTTCAACCTCATCTAAGTCCAACAAACTAGAAGATGTAAAAATTGAATCGTCTCCTAGGACTTTACAATATGAGGGAATGCGACCGTTAAACTTCAATGATATCCAGTAAATTAGCACACAATTGACAACCGAATCCACTAATTGAGTGAAGTAACTGCCACTCGCTACACCAGACCTTTTCTTGTAGCGTTCACCATTACATAGGCGAATGGGCGTATTTATGAAATAATCTCTTATCTCACAAAACATGCGATAACTACGCGACGCGTCAGCTATACCATAGTCCTTATACTCAGAAAAGTTTAGATTCATGGCTAAGATGTCAAAGGCAACATCAATCAACCACTTTGGTACTGTCTTGTCAAATTTGCTAAAATCAAGGGCACACTTGAATTCACTAGATGGACATTCACGGATTAACCGCATTGTGCCACCTACGGCTGTTTCATAACCATAGGCAATAGGTGTTGTAGTCTTCTGATAGCCTTGGATAAGTGGTAAAGCAAATACTGCTTCCCCAAAAGTGATGGTGGCAGGGTAGCCCCACACTGCACGCACCTTCGTTTCACCATATTCAGCAATGTGACTACGGACGAACGCACAACAATCCGGCATACGCATTTCTTGGCCGTACTTAATGTTATGCCAAAACCTCCTTACCATGTTGATGGCCATGGGGTCTTTTCGAATATCATTCTTGTTGCGGTATCCGTAATCTTTCCAGGGTAGACCAGGTGATGATTTCCATATTGGTAAGTCTAAATTAAAAATGTCGTTAAGGTGTATCATCTTCACTGGTTCTGGAAGCATGAAAGATCTGGTGGCGTAGGCAATTGCTAAATCAAGCAATCGGTCTTTTGGTCTGGTGGTCTTATTTGAAAACTGAAATACGTCTTGTCGTATCAGTTTCATTGTAACTGGACTGCGTGTAAGAGTCGTCTCAAAGATCGGACTCAGGTAAGAACTAGGCTGAGGACACTCATCGTGCCTCTGCCAGAATCCGGTACCATTTGG